CCTGCGCCTTCTAAAACTCAAAAAGCTGAAAATGATTTTACTATGCATAAAAATAATTCCAAACCTAAAGGAAGGAGAGAACCTGTGAAGTTCAAAAAGAACGCTTGGCAAGATGATGGTCTTGAGTTTTCTGATATGGAAACACCTAAAGTCAAGAGAACCCCAAGAAATAGAAAAAAGGCCAACCTTGTAGACGTTGAATGTCACGTTTGCGGAAAAGAGTTTAAAATGAATTCAAATTTACTTTACGGAGAGTATCACAGGTGCAACCGTTGCGGCGGTAAATAAAATGAAAAAAATATTGCAGGATCTCGGAGCAGAGAGAGCAGTTCTTGCTGGTCTTTTCGCTCACGGTTTAGAATCATATATTGAAGTTTCCGATCTATTAGAACACAACAGCTTTGCTGCTCACAACAATCAAATTATTTATAAGTGTCTTGAGAAAATATTCACTAGTGAAGCAGAAGTTGATATTGCCTCTATAATATCTGCGGCTGAAAGGCTAGGGTTTTCTGAAATCTTTCAAGACACAAGAGAATTAAAGTACATAAAGTCTTTGATGGATTTTCCTGTCAAGAAAGACAATGTGATACATTTTGCTGCTCAGATTAAAAAGTTTGAACTAGGCAGAAAAATACAAAGGTTGGCAAATCAGATATCTTTTGATGCAGAGCAGATTACAGGCGATGAAGACATTGATGAAATCGTGTCTATCATTGAGAATCCGATTGTAGAGTTCTTAAAAGAAGACGATAGCAATAGCAAACCTGAAAAGATAGGCGAAGGCGTAGATGAATATATTGAATTTCTACTTGAAAACAAGTGCGACCAACTTGGCATACCTACCGGATTTGACAGGTATGATGCAGCTATTGGCGGTGGTCTTCGTCGAAAATGTGTAGACTTGATTTCTGCAAGACCAAAGGTTGGTAAATCTGTATTTGGTGATAACGTTGCTGTGAATGTAGCTAAGACTGGCGTACCAGTTCTTATGCTTGATACAGAAATGAGTAAAGAAGATCACATCAACAGAATTATCGCTAGCATAAGTAAAGTTCCAATTAATGATATTTCAACAGGATCTTTTGAGCGTAATGAAGACCAGCACATCGCTGTTCAAAATGCGGTAGAAGAAATTAAAAACATTCCATATACATACGCTACAGTAGCGGGTATGCCGTTTGAGTCAATCTTAAATGTTATAAAAAGATGGGTGCTTCAAGAAGTTGGCACAGATGAGAACGGTAGAACAAACGAATGTTTAGTAGTGTATGACTATCTTAAATTAATGTCTTCTACTTCTATTACTAATAATATACAGGAGTATCAAGCACTTGGTTTTCAAATTACGAATCTTCATAATCTTGCTGTTAAGTACGATTTTGCTTGCCTTTCTTTTGTTCAGCTAAATAGAGATGGTATAACCAAAGAATCTACAGATGCCGTAAGCGGTTCTGACAGGCTGATCTGGTTATGTACATCATTCTCTATATTTAAAGAAAAGTCAGCAGAGGAGACGGCAGAGGACGGTCCACGCGCAGGTAATAGGAAACTTGTTCCTATCGTTTCTCGTCATGGACCGGGGATGCAAGATGGAAATTATATAAATCTAAATATGAGTGGGCAACACGCCCTTCTTACTGAACTAAGAACCAGAGACGAGCTTGTAGCAACCGGAGGTCAGGATGC